ACCTTTTGGTCCTCCAAAATCTTCTTGACCAAAATCAGAGTCTTTACCAGCATCTCTTCCTCCACCTTGAAGTCCTATACGTCCTCCTTGTGCTAATAATTGTTTTGCTATTTGTGCTCGTGTTATGGCCATTTATCTATTCTATTTTGTTTTACTTAAAAAATCAAGGCTTGGCATTACTATCGTTACATCTCGCCTAATGTCCTCTGGTGATATGCCTTTTGTTTTCCACTCATTATCATCCTTATATTCTTCACCTGTTTTTTTATTAGTTATCTTTTCTATTATCTTTTGTGGTGTTAGTTTTTCCATTATGTTGTTAC